GAAACGAGTTAGTTGAGATTAATGCGTGACTTATAAGCATTGCGAAACTTGCTAACATTAGGTGGGTGTTTTTTTAGAAATTTAAGATACAATAATCTGGTTGTACAGTCATTGTTATTTCTTGGGCAGCATTTTCATTATCCCAGTTATAATCACCAAAGCTAGCGTCTGTGATTAATGCTCCTTTTACGATCCATTCTGATACAACATCACCTACAGGACCTAACACGTTAAATGTTAAATCTTTTTTATAGAAGTCACTATACCCATCACGACCAGTTACTGATTCATGATGCAAACGTACCCATTCCATAACGGCTTGAGCACCAGAAGGAGTAATAGGATCGAATAATGTAAACTGGATTGTGTTCCAAAGTGTTTTACCTTTTATGTATCTTGCAACGTTAATATGGTTTAACTGAACTGTTCCTTGAGTTAACGATACAGCTCCCATTCCTTTTACTGTGTAAGATGGAATACCATCAATATACACTATAAACCTATTTTGTTGTTTAGGTTCAAAAGCTGTGTAAAATATTTCGTTAGGATCTAATACTGCCATTTTATGTTTCTTATTTTATTATAAATATTCTATTTTTAAATTCTTATGCTGGGAATGTAGCTCCAGTTGGTAATACATTAAAGTCTAGGATAATAAATTCAGCTGTACGAGTTGGTTGTACGAATATTTGTCCTACTAACTCATTTCTATCTACAACATCTGGTGTGTTGTTTGTATCATCCATTACTACTTTAAAAGCATACAATCCTTGGCGTTGTTGAACTGATTCTAAGTATGGGTTAACTTGGCTTAAGAAATTATTTCTTGTAGCAATCGTGTTTTGTTCAAATACTAAGTTATCAGCTACCTGACCAATGAAACTTTTAAGAGCAATTAATAATCTACGTACATTTACGCGATCTAATGCGCTAGCTCGTTTTTGTAGCGTTTTTTGACCGAATACTACTACTCCACTTTGTGGGAATGTAGCAATTGGGTTAATGTTTGCTTCATATAAAGAATCTCTATTTCCAGCAGTTAATTTTCTTTCTGCTCTAATTACTTGACCTAATCCACCTCTTGTAATTCCAGCAGGTGCAAACCATGGCTCACTTGAAGCATCTGTAAATGCAAATACTCCAGGAATCATAGTTGAAGCAGGTACATAAACAGCTTCACCTGTATTAGGATCAATTGTTTGTAACCAAGGCCAATATGTTGAAGCATAGCTTGAATCAAACCCACTTGTTTGGTTTATTACAGTATTAATTTGAGAGCCATACCCTACTAAATCAATTACTGAAATTGCATCTCCTCTAGCTATTGTATTATTTACTAAACTAGTAATTTGAGGTGAACCTGTATTTGTATTTGCATCAATTAATCCAGGAGCAGTAATAATATTATATTTGTATTCATCTGTATTAGCTAATAAAGCAATAGCATCATTATAATCACTACCTAATAATCCTTGAGTATCAACATTATTAATATTCTGGTAGAAATTAGCAGTTCTTCCAACAGGAATATTAGAACCAGCAGCATTACCAAATGAACCACTTTGTATTACAGGTAAAGATCCTGTAAATTCGTCTTTTGCAGTTCCAGTATTGTCAAAATATTTAGGAGTTTTAAAGTTTACTTCTTTTACTCTTACATATTTAGAAATATTGCTATATGAACCAGATTCTTGGATATAATAATCTGTACCATCATTTCTTAAAGTATGATCTATATCACCAATTACTTTAGAAATATAATTTGGCTCATAAGGATCTAAAGAAATGTTATTATATGATTCTAATACTACTTTTTGATTATTATTATCATCACCTCTACGAATTAATAAACTAAATGTGCCTGAACTTGTATTAACACTCGCAATTTCCCATCTTACGTTATCAGCTGAACCTGTTTCTAATGCACCATCTGAAATTTCATCCTCTCCAGTATTCATTATTTCACCTTCAGAAATAGTTTCTAATACGAAAGGTGAACCACCAGTAGTAGGACCACCAGATCCAGTTTCAATTAACGAACTAGTAGCAGGGGTAAATGAACCACTAACAACACGAGTTACTAATAATGAATTTCCTCCATTTTGAAAGTAATTATTTGCTGAGATTGATGTTAGATAAGAGTAAGTAGTAGAACCACTTTCTACAGCACCACCAAATATTTGAGTAAATTCTCCAAAAGAACCTACTAATGTTGGGGTTTCCTTAGGACCTTTTGTGGTAGGACCAATAATCGCAGCACCAACTTCTACGGGCTGACCTTGAATAAAGGATTGATCATTTTCTCTTGCTAATACCCCTGGAGATAATAATGTTTCTGCCATTTGTAAATATATTATTTTTTAATACGTTTTATTATAAATATTAGAAACCTTTTCAAAAAACTATTCTGTTTTAGTAAATTCTCCTGTATCTAGGTCAATATTGCCTTCTCCATATTTATTTTGTAATTCTTTGCCCATAGTGTTTTCTTCTTCTTGCAATTTGGCTAGATTTTCTAAAATAATACTTCGTTGGCCTTCTAGAATAGCTTTTTGAATATCTACTCGACCTAAATTAAAAGTAATTTGATTTCTTTTTCCATCAAAACCTTTTAGTTTTTGCAACTCTTCTTCCGATAACTTAATTGTTTTACTCATTTTTATTGATTTAATTATAAATATATTTATTTTTCTTTATCTACGCCAAATTTAGAGAATTTATACCAAGCTCTTTCATGGAAA